TTTCAAACATTGAACGACTATTTCAATCAGGTGAAACTGTTCGTGTAGTTGATTCAAATAATCAAGATGTTTACTTTTTAAATGGCCAACAAGTACCTTCCACTACACCAGGTTCTTATGTTCTTACGGCACAAATAGTTGGACAATTAAATCAAGTCAACATCAATCCAAATAATCGTGGATTAACTTATCAAGTAGGTGATCCAATTGTATTTGTTGGTGGTTTAAATTCAAATACAGGACACGGTGCCACGGCTACTGTAGGTACCACAACCACAGGTTCGGTACAACGTATCACAGTTAATAATGGTGGTTACGGATATACCAATTATCCAAATACAGTTATACAATTTTCAAATTTAAATTCTGGTGCAGCAGCGCCTGTGGCCATTGTAGGTAGTTTAAATCCTACAGGTCAAGCAAATGTTTCTTTGATACCTACAGACATAATTGCATTAAAACAATATCATTGTCTTGGTAATTTTGCAGGTAGTTCTGGTGCAAACACTTTAAATATCAATACTGGAATATGGACTCAGCAGAAATATCAGTTTGCCAATAATTTAACTGCTAATGCTAATACAACTTTGGCTAATGCTTTTTCATTTTTATCATTCACTACATTTCCTCTCGCTTCAGTATTGGTTGAAAATGGTGGTGGTGGAATGTCAACTGTACCAACAGTTACAGCATTATCTCAATTCCCTGTTGAAGATGGTTATACAGGAACTTTAAGTAACTTAGGAATATTGGCACCAATTCAAATTACTAATGGTGGTCAAGGTTATCAAGTTAATGATACTATTGTATTTACTGGTGGTTCTGGTTATGGTGCTTATGCAAATGTAACACAAGTTGCATCTAACGGAATGATTACAGCAATTTCTTATGTTCCACCTTATACGGGTTCCAATAATTGTTATACTTTGGGTGGTGCTGGTTATAAACCAAATTATTTACCAACAGTAACAGTACATTCAGCCAATTCACACGCAGCCAATGCCTCTGTTTATGTACCTGGAATATTAGGTGCTGGAGCAACATTTACTCCAATTGTAAACCGAGTAGGTTCAATAACATCAATTAATATTAGTGATCCAGGTACAGATTACATTGCTGCACCAGAAGTTTCATTAAAAGTACAAGACATAGCGGTTACAGGTATTTCAATAACAAATTTACCGGCAGCAGGAGATATAGTATATCAAGGTACAAGTTTAGCTAATAGTAGTTATATTGCTTCAGTAGATTCAGTATTCCAATTACAAGGTTATGCAAACTCACAACAGTCTATTTGGAATATTCGAGTTTATAACTATAACAACCTACCTTCTTATAGTTTACCACTAATTGTTGAAACTCCAGGTCAAGTTGGTCAACCAGCATATGTTCCAAAAAATATCACATTAAAATTAACTAATGCTTATAGTGTAATTAATCCAGAATCAAGATACAATTCACAAGGTATAATCACTTATGGTGATGGTACCGCCAAGGCAACCGCATCTTTCTTAAATGGATTAGCTATTAGTCAAGGACAATACTTAGACACATCTGGTCAATTAAGTTCTTATGATGTATTACAAAGTACCGAATATAATAATTACACCTATGAAATTACTCTAGAAAAAGAAATTGCTAAGTACAAAAATACATTGTTAGAATTGTTACATCCAGCTGGTATGCAAGTCATTGGTCGTTTTGCAATGAAAGGCTCTGGATCAGTAAATTACAATGGTACTGGTTTATTGGATGCTGGTCACACACTAGGTTATTATACTGGTAATCCAGGCTCTTATGTGACTATGACCGGTTCACCCTCATCACCAAGTAGTAATATTGTTTACTTTAATGCTCTGTCTGGTGCAAATTTACAGAATATTGTTGTTCCAGGTGACACTCTATTAATAACCACATCTCAAGGATTCCAATTATATTCTACTGTATCTTCGGTTCTTGATGGATCGTCAAATACAGTAACCTTGACAGACCAACCCTGGTTATCTTTTGCCAATGTTGCTTATGTGTCAACAAATGCCAATAGTAGTATAATAAATATACAAAATGTAACAGGTTCTTACGATATCGTTAATAACGGTAATTACAGCAATACTTCCTATCCTATGATGGATGTAGTATATCCTGGAGATTTATTACAGATAGGTTCTAACACTTTCCAATTTTTAGTTACAGGTGTTAATGCTGTTCAAGGATTGATATATCTCGGATCTAATGTATCCAGCAATATAACCAATACATTAATAACCGTAACAAGAACAATTAGTACAAATAACGTAAAAATTTTTGGTGCTATTGGAGAAGTATACTCACCAAATTTAACAGACGAATTTGGAAATGATTTAATAACAGAAGATGGAAATTTAATTCTTTTAGGATAAAAATGACTACCGTAAAGATTTCACAGTTACCTTTAATCTCACAGATTAACGTTAATACCTCAAACACTCTGTTTGTGGGAGTAGATGTACCTTCAGATACAACAGGTAAAATAACTGCCGCCACGTTGGCTGCTGGATTATACGCAAATACGGCTCTTGCTGTTGGTAATAATCAAATTATATTTCCGGATACAATAGGCCAGTTCTCAGGAAATTATGCTAGTTATATGCAAGTCAACCAACAGAATTTTAATCCTGTGGGATCATCCGATTATATTTTAACCGCTGATACTGGAACAAACGTTACCAGTTATATTGATCTTGGTATTAATAATTCACAATGGAATCCGGTTACAAATCAACAAACGTCACAATATCCATTAGATGGTTATTTGATTGTTCAAGGTGATGGAACTTCTGTAGGTAATTTAGTTATTGGTACTGCAACTACAGGTGCAAATGTTGTATTTGCTGTCGGTGGTTACTTAGCAACCAATATTGTTACAACATTGACTGCCAATGGTTTGGTAATGAATACCAATACATCCATTGTTTTTGCTGACGGAACAAAACAAGTTACTGCTGCAGCATCAAATGCTTATACACAGGCTGCTTTTGCTTTGGCAAACACAAATACTTTAAGTATTGCTTATATTAATGGTGTAAATGCTTCACAAAACACACTTGATATGATTCAAACTGCCAATATTGCTGCAGCATTTAATACTGCCAACTCAGCTCTTGCAAGTACCGTATATTTACAAGGCGCTTTAAACAGTTCCAATACACAAGCAACATTGACTGGATTGAATGTTGCGTCATTACAAACAAATTTACAATCTGCTTGGAACCTTGCAAATACAGCAGTTCAAAATACTGCAAATATTATTCTTCCAGGTAATGTAACATTTAATGGAGCCAATACAAACTTTAATAGTAATATTGTAACTTATGGTACAATGACAACCACAGGTAACGTGGTTACTACTGGTAATTTAATAGCAACAGGTCCAGTAACATTTAATGGAAATTTCGTTAACAATGGTCAAACAACCAATAATGGTAATACCATTAACACCGGCAATTTAACAACTACAGGTAATGTTGTAAGTGTTGGATATTTGACTGCAAACGGACAATCAACATTTAATGGTAATACCACACACAATGGTTATGTTTCTGTTGCAAATAATTTGACAGTCAATAATGTATTTACAATCAATGTTGCATCACAATTGTTAACAATGAATGGTATTGTTACTATTCAAAGTTCTACTTTTTCATCTAACAGTTCTGGTGTAAGGATTGATGGTTCAAATAATGGTGTTGCTCAAGCAACCACATCAACAGGTACAATGTTGCAAGTTGTTGGCCTTGATGGTGGTTATGCAACTCGTATATTATTGGATAACTATTCGTATGGAAACGCTAGTGCTTATCCATTATTTGCAGGTCGTGCTGCTCGTGGTAACTCTTTGATTCCTGCACCAGTACAAACAAATGATATATTATTTCGTTTGGGTGGCCAAGGTTATGGAAACACCTATACATTATTAGGTGGCGCCGCTGTTTCTATGGTTGCATTAGAAAATTATACTGATGCAACTAAAGGGTCTCAGATTAACCTTGAAACTACACCAATTGGAACAAATACAAGATATACAACAGTATCAGTAAACACTTCTGTTGTAACAGTTAATACCAATTTGAATGTTGTCAATACTATTGTTGCCAACACTTATGTTTTTAGTAATACATCAAACACCGGAGCAATAACACAGTCAACTAGTAAATCTACCGCTGTGACGGCAAACGGTACATCTGGTCAAATTACTATGAACAATGCACAATTAACTCATGCCACATCGGTTGTGTTTACAGTCAACAACAGTTATGTTCAACATGTTAACGATATGCCTATGGTTGTTATACAAAATCCAGTTACAGCAGGTCAATATGTTGCATCTATTGCTGCTGTTCGAGTTGGTAGTTTTGATATTATGGTATCAAATCTTGGTGCTGGACCAGCTCAAGATAAATCAGATGCAATTGTATTGAATTGGGCATTAATGAGAGTTGGATCATAAGAGATAAATAAAACATGGCAAGCATAGACCTCGTAACCGCATACGCAAAATCCTCTTTAGTTGGGCAAACCTATTTTGCTCCGGTGGCAGTACTTCCTATTACAGGAACTGCAATTAGTACACTATATGTCTTTTTATCAAGAGTTGACCCATGGTCAAGTGATACTAATCCACCAACACCCACACAAGACCAACAATATATTAAATCGGTTTTCAAAAATATATTTGTTGCAAAAAAAGTTACTTCAAATAATCTTTCTCCTGTAATTCAAAGAATAGATTGGGCAAATGGTATTGTATATGATTATTACCAAGATGATGTAAATATGTTTGAAGTTGATAGTAATGGATTTTTAATTCACAATTTTTATATTAGAAATCGTTACGACCAAGTATTTAAATGCCTTTGGAATGCTAACGGTGGAGAATCGACAGTTGAACCTTTCTTTCAACCAGGTAGTTACGGCACAGACAATATCTACACCGGAACAGATGGATACAAATGGAAGTACATCTATACGATTGATGCTGGTACCAAGAAAAACTTTATGGACCAAGCTTGGATGCCGGTACCTGAAGGTTATAACATTTCAAATCCAATCCAAACTGCGGCAGGTGTAGGAGATATTGAAGTTATTA